GGGCGCTGGGCGCGGATTGCTTTAAGTATAGCGTCGTCAGCTTTGATCTCTGTCTTGACGGGCTTAAAGGCATCAGGCCACGATGCGGTAATTTGGATCAGTTGATCCAAATCAACCTTATATATGAGCTTGCCGATGGTCTTGAGTTTCAGGCCATTGGACAACAATCTGCTGTCTGAACCCTCTTCTCGGGCTGGCACTAATATCAAAATTTCTTCTTCGATCTCAATGCGAGCAGCGGTGGCTTCTCGTTCTGCGTCTTTTGCTTCAAGCAAGCGTTCGGCTAAGTGTTCAAGTTGGGCGTCGAAATTGGATAGCTGCATGGCGGTTCTCCTTTGTCAGGACGTGTTCATAGCGCAAGCCTTTGCGTAACGCAATATGTTTATTGCGTATTGTTGCATTTAATGCATATTGAGCGAATCAACATGTGAAGGAGTCGTTATGGGACATATACAAGGCCGATGCGAACCGGCCTATTCGGTCGTTCGACGGTTTGGCGGCGTCACGCCCACCGCTAGGATTCTGGGCATCCAAGCAAGCTCTGTTAGCCGGTGGCTCATCGACGCTGGCACAGCCGGTAAAATCCCCCAAGCGCATTGGGTCAAGCTCCTCAACCATGCAATCAAGCGCAACATCAGCCTAAGCCTCGCGGACCTGTCTGGAATCGTTATCGAATAAGGGGTTGGAATGCGTAATTCGGATTTCCTGTCTGCCGTATACGGCAGGCTGCGGGACGACTATGGCTGGACGGCATCGTTCTCTGCTGATCCCAGTGCCGCGCCTCCTGGCGCATGGCTAGGCAGTTCCTGGTCTGGGTCGGAATCGCAAAAGGTTGTCATCAATAAGCGCAGCGAGGATAATAACTACTATTCTGTTAGCGTCATGCACTCTCGTGGCGGCGACAAGCGCCGGTCAAAAGAGTGCTTTGAACGCTTGGCCGTCCTGCTTGCCGATGATGTAACCCCAGCGGGGTTAAACGATCTTACCGGCAGTTATTCTTACGCGCTTGAAACGTCGAAAGGAAACTACCAGGTCGGCGTTCTGCTCGACCCCAGCGATCCCGACACCCATAACGCGGCTTTGATTGACGCTTTGCTGCGAGCGATGGGAGCGAGCGGTCATGTCAAGGCGGACAGTAGTGGCAATAACCCGGTACGCTACGCGCGCCTTCCAATCGGCACGAATACAAAGCAACGCGAAAGCGGTCTTTGGACAACGCGGCTGCTGTTCTGCAAGCTCGATGAAGTTTACAGCCTGACCGATGCCGCTGCCACTTTCAGCCTTGACCTGGATGCGATTAAACGCGGCGTTGAGGCACCAAAGCCAAAGCCTGAAGGCACGGGCGATGCCGTCGATCTGTTCAAGGCGATCATCAACCCCAAACTAGAGCAGCGGTCATACCATGATGCGCTGATGCGGCTATCTGCCTCCTTCATGGCTTCCGGCCTCAAGCCGGGCGCTACAGTCAACGCGCTGCGCTCTCTTATGCTTGCCAGCAAGCCAGAGAAAGAGGGGCCACAGCTTGAGCGGTGGCGTGAAAGGTTCGGCGACGATCTTATACGCATGGTGCAGGGGGCGGAGAAATACCAGCCTAAAGAACCAGAGCCTGTTAAGGCCTCAAATCTTACTGAGACACACAGCCAAGTTAAGGAAGCGACGAAGAACATAAAGTGGTTGGTCAAGAACATCATTCCGCAAGACGCAATGGGAATGTTGTTTGGGGCCTCTGGAACTTTCAAATCATTCATCGCCATAGACCTAGCTCTGTCAGTATTGCATGGAGATGAATGGACCAAGCGCAAGACGGTCAAGGGCGCGGTTTATTATGTAGCCGCCGAGGGCGGTGCTGGTGTGTCTAGGCGCGTTGATGCGTGGCACCGGGGCGTTGATGTGCCGGAGAACCTTTACTATTGCCGCACGCCGCTGCTGCTCTCCAGCAAGCAAGAGATCAGCGCATTGCGGACCTCTATCGCCGCCCTGCCTGAGATCCCCGTGCTAATCATTATTGACACGTTGAGCCAGACTTTCGCCGGGGACGAAAATAGCTCCAGCGACATTGCCACATATCTGCGTATGCTTAACAGCGAGTTGCGGGCAGTGTTTAATTGCACTGTCCTAGTGATCCATCACACCGGCCATAGCGCCACAGAGCGCCCGCGTGGGTCCAGCGCAATCACAGCCAACGTCGATTTCCTGCTGGGCTGCTATCGCAGCGACGCCGAAGGCATGAACGCCCGCGTCGATGTTACTAAGCAGAAGGACGGCGATCTCGTTAAGGGGATGCACTTTGATTTGATCCGCCATGTTCTGGGGAAGGATGATGAAGGCGACGAAGTTTCCAGCTTGGTTGCTGAGTTTCACGATTCCGTTGCCTCAATTCGCAAGAACCATCGCGGCGGCAAATATGAGCAGCACATTCTCAAGATGCTGGGCGAGAAGGGCTCGTGTACCGAGAGCGAGTTAAGGCACGGCGTTAAGAACGTGTTTAATATCAGTTTAGACGCCGCGAGCATGGGCGTTAGACGAACCGTTACAGATTTGAAGAACGCTCTGCGCATCGAAGAAACAACATCAGGCGCATGGAAGATGGCAGATTAGGTGCTCCCCCGGCGAAACCGCCAAGCTAGCCGAGGGAGCCGCGCTGCCTAAAAGGATAAAGGCAAGCGCGTTTAATCGGTAATCAATTCCGCCAGCAAGGCGGCATATCCCATAATGTCTAGCACGCTGTCCAGGTGGCCGGGCGTTTCTTTCAGCCGCGCCAGCTTTAGATCGATCATCAGCAGGCAAACGCTTTCCGGCGTTACCGTGTATCCCATTGTCAGGCTCATGCGCTTGGCCGTCTCGGTCATGTTTTCGCGGACATTGCCGTAGTTTTCGCCGCGTTGCTGGATGATGGCTTGGACCTGGGCCAATGCTTCAGCCGCGTTCATTTATGTGCCCATTGCGTTTAACCGGCCAGCCGGTTGACGCGGCGGGCGTGGTGTGAGGGTACCGCGCCAGCCAGATTAGCGCGGTGTATTCTTGGACCGTTCTGCACTGTTGCGCCAGCGCGGCGAGTGTTTCGCGGGCGTCCCGATAAATTGGGCTCATCGCTTTGTATTTGCCAAAGTCACGCCGACCGGGCGAAGCGGTATGCCAGCTTCTTTTAGCACGCGTCTGACAGTGGTTACGCTTGTTTCGGCCAAGCGCGCAACAGCCACCAAACCGAGCGGTCTCTGATAATACTCACATATCAATTCGTGTTCGCGGGTCATGCGTAGCTCTTTCTGTCTCCAGTTGTTTCGTTCTCAATCCACCCGGCCTCGTAGGCTTCAAGCTCGCTGGGCGTCATGCCCCCCTTACCGATCCGGTAGCCCTTGCCTGTTCCGGCAGGCCAAAAATGCGGGTCATAAATGCCATAATAGCTATTGGCGCTGCCGCGATCATACGGCCCTCCGTGGCGCTGGTCATAATCTGTCACGCCAGCACCATCACGACGTAGACGATTGCGAGCGCGGCGGCGAATAGGACGGCGGCGGCAACCTGCAGGAGCTGGGCCTTGGCCGCATCCGCATAGCTGGTCGGGCGCGGCGGCGGGGTGTAAATCATGCTGCACCTTTTGCTATAATCTCGCGGGCGTCTGCTCGCGGGTCTGCCGCGCGAACAATCGGCACGGCGTCATATGCCGACATCGCTGCTTCGATTGCAGCGGCCAACGCCGCGTTGCGCTTTGCCAACGCTGCAGAGGCGGCGGCGGTGTTGGCGTCGTCGTGAGCGCGATTGACGGCGCGGGCGGTGTCTTCTTCGTCGTCGGTCATGCTGCACCTGTGGCGTTGATGGTTTGGCTGGTGGTTTCGGTTTTGAGCGCGACAACCGCTTGCAAACGATACCCGCCGCGAAGCTTGGCGACAGCGATTTCGTCTTGGGCGGATGTGAGAGACAAAAAAGCGCTAGGGCGCTGGCATGGGTATAGCTCTGACCGTTTAATCTTGACAAGATACCAAGCGGATGCGTTGCGCTCGATCTCGACAAAAGTCGTCGTGGCGCTATATTTATACGCGCTCGGCAATTTCTCGCCACTTTCAGCGGTATACGCCGCCCCCTTGCGCGAAATCTTTGGAACGCCGAGCTCTGCCAGCGCCTTTTCAGCAGTTTCAGCGAGGCGCGCAATCTGTGAGTAAAACTCAAAAACGTGCGCGCTGGCGCGGCCATTTACCTCAGCCAGAGCATGAACGATTTTTTCGCAATTCTTCGGGTCGATTTTAATGTGGGCTTTAGTCATGGTGGCGGTTCCTTTGGTTGTGGCGGTTAATTAAACCAGCGCGAGGCAATCGCGCGGGGCAAGTCACGGCGGGCGGCGGCGCGGATTTTGTCGCCGGTATCGCAGTGGCAATCCTCGCGGAAGTAAGACCACAAGGCGCTTGCCAGCACGGCGCAGACGGCGCGGCGATATTCTGTCTGGTAATACTGGCCGGTGCAATATTCTAGCCGCTGGCCATCCCAGGACAGGCGGCCAGAGAAAGCGCCGCGAAACGCGGTGGCAAGTTGGCTTCCGCTAACGCCTGACAAGCGCACGGCGGTGAGCAAAGCGCGGGCTTGGTGCAGGTCTTTTGTGATCCCGCGAACTTCGGCGCGGTAGGAAGCGCGGTCGTTATAATTTCCATATTCCAGACGCGGGCGCTTGGCGGCAAAGGCCGCAAGCTCGCCTAGTATATGATCGCGAGCGGCGCGGGGTGACGGGGCGGCGGCGGCTGTTTGAGTGTGCATTGTTTTTTGTCCTTTTTAGCTTGGCGGGTTGTTTTTAGCGCAATGATTAGGGCGCGGTCAATAGGGGGTGGTGATAGCGTATCTGGTGACGGGCTTCCCATCGCTCTTTCGGGTTGCTTTGTAGGGTTCAATT